ACCAAGGCTTGGATGACGTTTGTATATGGTACTAAAAAGGCTGCTACAGTCTACAACCCAGCTACACACGCAGTCAACTTGTTTGGTAACTCTTACTTCTCTTTAATGAATGGACACACAAGTCCAGCTAAATTTTTTGAGTCGTTTAAGACTGCTGCAGGTCAGATAACTAAGTTAAGTGGACCAGAAAGGCAAGCATTTTACGAGGAATTAATCTCACTAGGTGTTGTTGATTCTTCAGCATCACTAGCAGAGGTTGTTCAAATTGGTAAAGATATAACGCAGGGTGTTGATATAAATAAAATCATGGATAAACTTGGTAATAGAATAGCTGGTAAATCTGCTAAACTTCTTATTGCTGCAGCAGGTAAAGCTGATAAAGCAGCAACTAAAGCCTACCAAGCTGAGGATGATTTATTTAAAATTTTTGGTTACTTATCTGAGAAGGCTAGATATATGGAGGCTGGTCTTAGTGAGAAAGAATCTAAGTCTAGAGCTGTAAGGAATACTGCTAATGTATACCCTAATTACGGTAGAGTACCTGCTGTTGTTAGAGCTATTGGTAGAAATCCATTCGTAGGTACATTCGTATCGTTTACTGCAGAATCTATAAGGTGTACTAAGAACGCTATACAGTTATCATTTGACGAGATGGGTGACTCAAACCCTAACATCAAAAAGATGGGGGCTAAGAGGTTGGCAGCTTCATTACTAACGCTTAAGTTTGCTGAAAGCTTAACATCAGCAGGTATATCAATGTTGTTTGGTGCGTTTGGTGAAGACGAGGAGGAGTTCCATAAAGAAATATTTGGTCTAAGACATCTAGACGCTCCATGGAATAAAGACTCCAAGATAGCCCCAATCAATAAAGGCTTCTTTGAGAGAGGTATGGATGGGTTTACAGAGGAGAATAATGGTCACGCATTTGTTGAGTATATGAATGTATCTAGATTGTCTGGTGGTGGGTTTGTTAAAGACCTATTAAGGATAGCATTCACAGACATGAACACTCCAGACTATGATTCTACATTATCTAGAATACTCTACAAGTTCTACGGTTCATTCCTTAGTGAGGATATGGCACTTGGAGTTGTAAGGGATGTTATAGACAATAAAGGAAACAAAGTTTATAACGCAACTGAGAATCTTGGGTGGAATATATACGATATATTTAAGTATGGAGTTGAAAAACTTGGACCAGGGTTGTTTAAATCTATAGATAAAATAGAAGAATCCTTTAAAGAAGATAGTAGTCGTACTACTTTAAATGAAGTAAGAGCTATGGTAGGTTTAAGAACTACTACATTAGATGTGAATGAAGCTTTATTCTTTAAATCTAGAGAGATAATTAAAGATATGAGGGATCGTTCTGAGTCTTTAGAGTTTGATCTTAGACAGAAAGATATGACCCTTGCGTACACGCTTAACCCTAGTCACGATATGTTTGATAAGAAAATGTCTCAGTACTTTAATGGTCTTGTTAGTGCTGTTCAAACAGCTAGAAGACTTGGCGTTAATATAAGTGGAACTAAAGATAACTGTATTGATATGCTTAAGAAGGCTAACGTACCTCAAGAGGTTATAGATAGAGTTATATACGCTGTATTAAACGGAGAAGGAAGTGAAACACTTCGTATAGGAGATAAATAAATTAAAAAAAACATTTTATTTAACTTTTAATATGTATCTTTATAATGTTTTAAGACTTCTTGTTTTTTAGCGTTTTGGTTAATTTGTGGGAGGGGTGGTTCCCTCCCTTTTTTTTACATTGTATGGAAATAGGAGTAGGACTAATTAAGGGATTGTTGTTAGGTATAAGAAACTTTGAGGCAACTGAAGAGGTGCCATACAACGAAGTCCAGCTATTTGCTGGACCTTTTTGCGTATATATTATATGGGATTAAGAGTCTATACCGTATGGGCATATAACATTAAAGTACGTCTCATCTAGTTCCTTTATCTTAAGGGCTAACTTCCCCCATTTCTTTTCTCCTTCTTCTCTTGTTTTTAAATCTAACGAGGTACCAGTACCCATATTAGACCATATAATAGAGTTCTCATTAAGGAGTTTATCTACCTTTGCTTTAACCGATTTGTTTGTGTAGTACGGACTTGTACCATCTTTTCTACTTTTCATATCTTTAATATCCAGTTAATAATTTGAGTACATCATCAATAGCTTTATGTCTATGATTATCCTCTAAGATAACCTTGTACACATGATCGCTATCCTTTATCTTGTGAACATCATCTATAGCAGAGTTCAATGCCGATCCTAAATCTATCTGCTGATTATCTCCACAGAATATCATGATAGAATCTTTACCTAACCTACCTAATGCCATACGTAACTGAGGCTTAGTTAAGTTCTGAAACTCATCCACTATAACTACAGCGTTATCGAATGTTCTACCTCTAAAGTGGGCTAAAGAGACAAGCTCAATATCCCCATCCTCTACCATTTTCTGTATCTTCTCAGGTTTGTTGTACACCTTACGCATGTTAGACATAATAGGTACAAGCCAAGGCTCTAGTTTTTCTTTCTCATCACCAGGAAGGAATCCGTTATCCTCTGTAGCGACTGTAGGTCGTGTTATAATAATCTTATTATACTGACGCTTGAAAAACAAATCTAAAGCCACCTGAACAGCTAAAAGAGTCTTACCTGAGCCTGCTTTACCTACTAGAAAACTAAAGGCGTGATTTAATATGTTCTCCTTTGCTCTTTTTTGCTCCTCTGATAAAGTTATGTTAAACTTTACATTACCCTTTGGTGGCTTTTTAGATTTATTATCCATAGTTACGATCCACAAGCTTCGCAGTCTTCATCATCTATACTGCATGTTTCTGGCTGCTCTGCCTCTTCTAAGTCTTCTACCCAAGAATCAAACGTATCACTCGTTGCTTCTTCAGATCTTTTCAATTGGCGTAAAGCCTCTTCTCTTTCTTTGCTCATTTCTTTTTCTTTTTAAAGTTACCCCTGCTTAGTATGGATTCTATTGTTGCGTTCACTTCTTTTTGATTCGATGGGATGTATACGTCTAGGTTTTGATCACTATCATGTAGGTATTTCAAAAACAATTTGAATCTCATACTAAACACAGGTGTTCTTAATCCTTTGGTTTCTATTATAAAGCCAGCATCTAAGTTAATGAAGTCGGGAGTGTAAGATATACTTCTTACGTTCCCAGTCATTTCCTTAAATACTTTCTTGCCTTTAGTAGTTCCTTTATCCATAAGGAGACCCTCGAACTTGAATTTTTCTACAAGCTCGAAGGTCTTGCCCTCATACTCATGGGGGATGTTTGCTTTATTCAAGGCTCTGTAACAGTAAAGCTCTAGTCCTGAGGCGAATGTAATACCATCCTCAGTATGTTTCTTAGCTTTACTTATTTGCTTACCTTTTCTTCTCTTATATCGCATAAGGCTAAGATAAGAATTTATTTCTTACCTCTGTTCCTAGCTCTATTTTTACTTTGAGATTCTAATGTTGTGCCTCCCTTCTTAGTGTGAGACACATCCTTACCATCACCCTTCTTGCCTTTCTTTTTATTCATAGCGTTAAGAAAAGCTCTGTAAAGTTTTCTAGATAAGCTAGCACCATACTTAGCATTATACTCGTCCTTCTTCTTCTTAGCATCAGGATTGTCTTGGTAGTACTTAGCACTCTTGCTCTTTCCTGCCTTAGTTCCTGCTAATTTATTCCTTGCCATATTATATTATTTATAAGAGGCAAGATACAAATTATTTTTCTTCCCTAGGTGCATCACCTATATTGAATATATAATTAGAAATCTTACGTGAGTTATCCAAAAGAGACTTAGCGTTTTTACTTGTAGGTAAAGACATTGCTATCTCTGCTGCCTTTGACCTCATCTCGCAGTCAAATTTTAAATACTTGTAATTCTTTTCTTCAATTTTCTCTTGATCTTTTTGTTGCTTGTTCATGTCTAAAATTTAATTATAGTTAATAAATCTATGTCTATATAAAACAGGAGTTCCCTATCCCATATAGATCCTGGTCGTGGGTTCTTCATGCCACCCCACTCAACTGTGGCTTTTGTTATCTCTCTTAACCATATATAACCTATACCATCGTTAAATCTCCAAGCTATACATAAAGGTAAAGCCCTATGAAGTGCCTCCTTTTGACAATGCTGTATCTTCCTTACGGATGTCCTAACTCTCTTTATATCATCCATATTAAGACTCATTGTCTTTATCTCACACAAAGATACAATATCCATAGTTCTATTATCAAATATCTCTGCATCAACTGGGGCATATTTATCTAATTGCCTGAATGTTAAGTCTTTATCTTCTAGAAGTATACGAAGAGTCTCCTCTTCTCTAGCTCTGTCAGATGATTTCTCAAACTGGGGTTCCCTCTTCTTCATCTTTACTGTCTAAGTTCCACGTGTAACTAAATACTGTTTCTCTATCTTCATCAACTTCAGCACTCTTAATTGATTTCTCAAGCTTTTTATCCATATCCTCCCTTAATACTTGTAGTAATATAAAATAACCAGTAACATCCATAAGATCATTCTCACTTATGTATGTTGTCTTGTTCTTTATCCGATTAAGCTTATCGTTTATCCTAGCTTGAATAGCGTACAAGGGGTCTACATCAAATAGAACTCCCCTCTCGAACACTGAGTTACCATAGCTACTATTTTTCTCTAGTAGCAGATCTCTAATCTCATCACACTTTTTTCTTATCTTGTCCTGCATTTTTCTTTACTTTAGATTTAACATTCTTTTTCTTAGGACTTTTATGCTTGCATTTATTTTGTGCTTCATCCTTAGATACCTTTGAGCAACATTCAGTGTCTTTCCTTTTTTGATTGACTCTAATAAAATCTTGTTTATTAAACCTTTCATCTTCTTTATTTTGTTTTGAATACTTAAACATCTCCCATATTAAGTGCAGAGATATTACGCAAATTACTATTAATACTGCTTCAATCATAATCTTTATCTTTTTAAAACTGGTTGAAGCAAGAGGGTAGGTTCCCACCACCCTCTTAACTTTCAACGCTGACTTTTTGCCTAGTTCCCACACTAGGTCTTTTCACTGTATGCCCAACTCACGCATGGTACTCTCGTTAATTAAAATCTAAAGTAATAGGTATATCCATTCCAACTTACAGAATATTTACCATCATAAGAATACGAATAATGTACTGATGTATAGCCCCCATTAGTTGCTACCTCGACTCCTGATATTGAACAAGTATTCCCATAACAATTACCCTCCACTCTTAAATGGATAGAGTAAGATTGATACCCATCAGATGTTGTTGCTATTACAGCATAATATTCTCCTGAGTCTGAACAATTAGTGTTACTGTATGCACTTACTGAAACGAATAATAGTGCTACAATCATAAATAAGTTTTTCATAACTTGATTTTAAATTTACTTGATATTAATTTCCAACACTCACGCAGTTGGTTCTCGTATTTCAATAAACATCATTTGATAGGCATAAGTAATTTATCATAACGACATTAGTTACTTTAACTCCTATCTCGTTAGAAGATTTGTGTTTATTAGATAGTTTATTTAAAAATCTCTGATCTGAGTTTAAAACATCTGTATCTAATTCCGTAACTACAGTCTCATACTTAGCTTCACTCCATTTTTTGGATGGCTTTTCTACACCCTTCACATATCTTATTGTCCTCCACTTATAATGAACTATAACGTGGTATATCTTCTTCCTCATTAAGCTCTCTTGATGTTATACAACTCATCCTTTAATTTATGATTAACTACCTTCAAGGATGCGTTAGATTTGATTAATTCCCTTATTAGTTTATCTTTTTCAGAGTCAAGTAGTAAGTGATCAATCTTATCCTCTTCTATATCTTTCTTCATTTCATTGACTATTAAGTCAAGGTATTTAATTAGTCTTAAATATTCCTTATCATAAGATAAACAATTCTTATAAAGATTTTTATAATGAATTATAGTAGCGTGATGTTTACGCATTATCTTTCCTATAAAGCTAAGTGTAAAAGAGAAATGCTTATCAATTAAAATTGATATAGAAGCATTAGCCTCTACTACATGCCTATATCTCTTACCTACATCCGAAGGGTAAACACATTTTCTTTCGTAAGCAAAACTAAATAGGTTTTTTATTATTCGTAATTCATCCTTATTTAAGTTTAAGGTATCAAGGTGACGAGTTGCTTTATGCACTGCCAATCCTGTATCTTTATTTCTTGTCATATCTTTTTTATTTTAGAATTTCATAAATAATTTGCCTAGCAAAAAGGAATATGAAATACAATCCACTTAATATTAGTAATATCTCTGACACCATAACCTAGAAAGCTTCTGATGTTGAAACACTTTGAATTGAGATGAAATTATTACCATAATCTGTAGGGTCACTAAACCTAGTGTACTCCTTCTCAAATTTAAGAGGTAATACTCCAGTTCCTATGTTCCTACCCTTTGCAAAGATAAGGTCTACTAAGCCCTCTGTATTGTTACCATTATCATCTTGCATGATACCATAGTATTCTGGTCGGTACACAAGCATAACAATATCTGATGCTTGCTCAATCTCTCCACTCTCTCGAAGATCAGATAGCATAGGTCTGTTACCTCCACCCCTCTTCTCTACATTTCTACTAAGTTGAGATAATGCTACGATTGTTATGTTCAACTCCTTCGCTATATTCTTAAGCTCACGAGCAACAAGGGCTACCTCTTGTTCCCTTGATGTACCACTACCCTTAACTAATTGAAGGTAGTCTACTAATACAAACTTAACACTCTTAGTTATAACATACTGGCGTATCTTATTTAGTAGGTATCTAAGTGATGAGTCTTTACACTCATCTACGTACAACTCAGCATTCTCTAGTTTACCTATAGCAGTATCAACCCTAGCTAACTCATCGTTCTGAAGTGTACCCTTCATTATGTATCTATTGTTCACCGAACTCTCTAGAGATACTAACCTCTGAAGTAGTTGTGTATCTCCCATCTCGTAAGAGAATACTGCAGCAGGTATACCTGCCTTAGAACAATTGTAACAGAATGCTAGACCTAAGGATGTCTTACCCATAGATGAAGCACCACCTATAACTATAAAGTCAGTCTCTTGCCACCCACCAGTAAACTTATCTATTGATTGGAAACCTGTGGGTAGACCTACCATGCTCTCTGAAGACATTCTCTTTTGTATGTCATCATGTAACACCTTAAGTTGTTTCTTAATGTCAGGTATATCACTACCCCTAACCTCAGATATAGGCTTAAGTTCTGACTCAACATAATCTAACACGTCAAATAAGTCTTCATCCTTATTCAACTTATTGTTAGTTGTCTCCAGTAATTTCTTTAGTTTTATCTTCTTCTCCTCTTGAGATAAGAAAAGAATCATGTGTTCTGTATTGTAGTGGCTGAAGTCTACTGAGTAGCACTCAGCTATACGGTAGCCTGCCATAGAGTCCTTTACTAAAGTATTAAGGACAACTAAATCAACCTTCTCTCCAGAGTCTAATCTACTTGATACTACCTTATATATTTTCCTATTGAGGACATCACTAAACATACCCTCAGAAAAAAGACTATGATTGTCGTAGTACTCTCTAGGGTAACTCATAATACGACCAAGCAATCTCATCTCCATATCTTTATTATCTGTCATCGCTTACGTATTTTGGTTGGACATATCTATTAACCTTCTTCTTATCATCCTCACTGAGAACTATCTCACTCTCCCATCCCTTTTGGTTGATCCAAGTTCGAGGGTTCTTTCTGTATTTCTTATCAGGAGTTGAGTCTACATAACTCTTGACTCCATTGATTGCCTTACCCATATCCTCTAGGGTTAGTCTCATAAATGAAGTTCTACAATTCTTTTCATCCACTCTCTTGTCGTACATAGCCCAAAACATATTGAACCCTTTAGCCTTTCTTTCATCCTCGTTATTCAACTCCTCCTTAGTAATGAACCTAGCATCCTTTACCCTAAGTAAGTTGTCGATATTATTAAATGTACTTTGTGATTCAAACTCGTTATTGTATATAGATTTATATACAACACCTTTAGAGTGAAATAGTATATACCTACCATCCATCTCTATAAAATCAACATTGTCTATATTGATTATGTCATTATCGGATACTCTTAGTCTCATAGCTTTGGTTTGGTTTAGGTAAAAAAGAGGGGCTTTTACACCCCTCTGTAATCATAACTTAAAATGGTAAGTCGTCTGCTTTTGATGCAGTAGCCTTAGCTTCAGGCTTAAAGGTATCAACCTCTACATAGTGAGTCTTACCATACTGGTCAGCACCATCTCTTTTCTTAACTACTTTTAGTTTAACGTATTTGTCTCCGTTATACTCGAACATAAAGTCCTTAGCATCTGTACCTAATTTTGTTAGGTTTAATGAGAAGTTTACTAAGTCCCCATCGAACTTTTCTACTCCGTTTCCAATGTAAATTTTCTCTGTCTTGTTACTCATAGCGTTTTGCTTTAAATAAAATAATTAATAAGTGCCTCTCTTTCTGTTACATGAATTAACCTAGATATTTTTCTAATGTGTTTAATTCTAAACTCATCAGGTTTATCTAAGTATTTATATAGGGTAGGTCGGCTTAACCCTAATCTCTCTGAAAGGAATATGACAGTAATGTTTTCTTCCTTTAGTTTTTCTTTTAAACTCATAATGTATCCGTTATTAAATGATCTTCAACAACTTCTTCGTTATCTATAAAGAATCTTCTATAGGTATCGAGAAGGTACTTGTACTCATCTCTACCTCTACTCATAAAATCTTCTCCAGCATAGAATATAGATACGTTATAAGGCATCTCTTTCTCTTGTGTTATGAATATGAAATCATCACACCCAAAACCATCTGAGTAGAATGCTGATTGTCTATCGTACCCATACTTCCTACAAGAGTTTGAGAACCCATGAAGGCTTCCATCAGCAGTAGTCTTAAGGTCTATCAGTGTAGTACCATTACGATAATCTGCTTTACCTTTACAGAACACGCCAGTATCATCATCTTGCCAAGCGTTAGCTATCTCTCGCTCTCCTTCTGATACTAATAAATCTCTAACCTCCTTGTGAGAGAACAACACATCTTGCATACGCATTATCTTATCGTACTCTTTCTGAAGGATGATAGTGGGAGCGTCAGGATTATTAGCCTTAAACTCCTTATACCCTTTAGTAGTCCTTGTAGCTGAGTCAAACACCTTAACCTTGTCGTTAAACTCGTTAGGCTCTAGCATAGCTACATGGTATGCCCTCCCAAATATCATAGGGAGAGTCTCTTTGCTTAAGTGGGGGTTATCCCTCATGAGCTTATAGGTACGTACATCTTTCTTTATTAACCCTAACTGCGAGTTCGTAACAAACTCGTAGTCAGAGTAATAGAAAGAGTCATCCTCTATCTTCTTTATAAAACTATCTAAACTCACTATGAAAGTGTATTAGCAATTTTTATAAGTTTCCCTAGATTGTCTTCTTGAGATTTAGTAAGAGTATAACCACTCATCTTTTGCTGAACAACAGCACCTTTACCATCCTCTACAGCCTTAACCATAGCCTTGTATTGATCAGATGATAACTTAGGCTTAGATGTAGATTTCTTAGTAGGTACGTTACCTTTTACTGCACCATTACCATCATCATCGCCAGTAACTACCCCTACAAAAGAAGCAAGTGCGTATCTTCTAGCGTAAGAGATAGCTGAACCTACACCATGTGCATCCTCTTTAGATGGGATATACATAGTAGATGAGATAAACTCTCCACTTGAGTGTGATAAGATTGTTGTTAGACCACCCACATCTGTAGGCATTTGAATAATTGATAACTCGTTCTCAGATAGTAGCTTACGAACAGAATCCCATACTGAGCCTAAGTCAGCATAGTTTGATTTAAAGAAAGGGTTCTTTGAGTTTTCTTTAGCAGGTCTTAATTGAGCCTGTACTTTTGATAAGGCAAGTGTTAAGTTGCCAATTGTTTCGGACTTCTCCATAGTTTTGGTTGTTTTAAATTTAATTAACTTCTGATGCAAATATAGGAAACTTTTTTTACTCCTACAATAGTTTTTGTAAAGATATTTAACTTAATATTGGTATCTACGACCTCTTCTCATATTATATTCTTTAGTGCTTCTCTTTTTGATTTCATGTACTTTACATAAGAAATCAATAGTTGTGTATTCTTTTTCTAGTAAGACTTTTAAATCACTAAGAGTAAGTTCATCCACTTTAGATATAATAGATATAATCTGAGGTTTACATTGTCTAGGTTTAGGTTTGAATATTCTTTTACCCGATAAATCTTTTGATACTTGTTTTATATCATCTATTATAGGGTTTATATACTTTCTCTCAATCTTACAAAAGGTTGTATAAAGTGAACAAGCATTTTCAGTACCTCCATACCACGCTTGACTTAAATTTATTGAGGTTGGTTGGCTTTCCATTTATTTATTTTTTTAAATTTAGTTGGGGGTTTGATCGTCTCAATTTTAAGTTGAGTCTCTAACTCTTGTATTCTTTTTTCAAGGGCTTCTATCCTTATTAGGTTAAATTCATTACTGCTCATCGCTATATACCTTTAGTGTTCTGTTTAACATTGTCTCTACC